GGCACTATCATTTGCTCTCGCATCAAGAAAAGTTTCTATTGTATCTGCATCTGACTCTGATACTTCAAAAGTAAAATTAAATATTTTTGGATTTTGATGTTCTGCTAATCCAAATAAAATCCTGTGTTCGTAACCATCAGCGAAACGAACAACTCTTGTCTTTGGAGAAGAACTTTTTTGTTGTCCATATCTAGGAGCAATAGAAGGGAAGGTAGCCATTATGCAAGTAAACCTCCAGGTCTTTTCTGTTGTATTAATTCAGATTGTACTGCTGCTGATATAGCAAGTCCAAGTTCTCTACCTCTTTGTTCATCACCCTCAACAGAAGAGCCAGAAGCATCTACATTTACAACCACACTGGTAGATCCTCCTAACTTGTTATTAGGAGTAATACCACCACTAGCACCTGGAGTAAATAATTCTGGACCACGCTCTCCGACTATATAACTACGACCTCTACTTACTGGTCCTCCGTCTGCCTTGAAAAAACCACCGATACCAGGAAGTCCTCCTAGTAAAGAATTAACTCCAAACTGTATAAGTGACCTTTGAATTTGTGTAAATACACTACGAGCAACATCACCAAGATTTTTAGTGCCATTTATCGCACCTTCTATCGCATCAACAAGACCTGTCTCTATTGTTGAAGAAATACTTGCATATAATTCATTTACCTTTTGTAATTCATCTCTAAGTTTAATCGCATCTTCAATCTGCTTAACTTGCAAAGGTTTAAGATCCTTTACTGCAATCTTCATTTCGTTAGCTTTTTCAGCTTTTAATTTTTCAATTTCTGCACCCTGCCTTCCTAACTCAAGTTGATTCTGTAAAAATGTATTTTGATCTGTAATACTTTTTAATCCTTCATCAAGTTTAAGTTGTCTTTTTTGATCCAACTCAATTTGATTTGCCGTTAGTTTAAAAGCTTTTTTTCTTTTATCTAACTCTTCTTGAGCAAGTCTAGCTTCTTCACTCCTAACAAGAACTGTTGATTCGAAGCCACTTCTACCCCTAAAGGTAATTTCTTTTTTAGGTAACGCATCTATTCTTGCTTGTTCAGCTTTTATAGCTAGTGCTTCTTTATTTCCTACAGACACTCCTAAATCTACACCTTCTTCAATAGTTCTTTTTTCTATCCGTTCTTTAAAACCTAATGTTTTACTAAGAAAATTAACAACTGAAACTGTAAACCCTTGTAATTTTGTCATTCCAATTTTGAAATTATTTCCAGCAGCTTTACTCATTTCTGAAAACTCTCTTAAATTTTTAACTCCTTCTTCTCCAATCATCATATTCATTTTTTCTGTTGCCATTTCTAAAGCAACATGAGCACCTTGAGTCCTTTCTATCATTTTTAATCTTTCTCCTTCTGCTGTTCCAGCCAAACCTAAAGATTCTGTCAATTTATCTATATTTGGATTCATTTCATCAAAAGAACCACCTAATTCATCTAAAGCACTTTTTAATGTTGTTAATTGTTGAAGAAGAGCAGTAGCAACAAGACCACCTGCAAAACCACCCATCTGACCACCAGCTTTAGTTCCTATAAAACCACCAGCAAAACCAGCAGCACCTCCAATCGGCCCTTGTCCAAATAGCAATGGAAACGCACCAGAGATAAGTCCACTCTTGAAAGCTGCTCCTGTACCTTTATTATTAAATTTATCAAGTTTATTTCCTTGAGCTTGTGCTTTATTATTTTTGATTTGTGCATCTGTATTTTTGTTAATAGAAATTGTTTCTCTACCTATAGCTGCATTTTGTTTGTTTGTAGCTCTTAAGGCATCTTTGTGTTCTTTTGTCCCGATTTTTAAACTGTTTGTATATTCCTCTAAAGCATCTGCTGTTGCCATTTGAGCATTAGCTGTCTCACCAAATGCACCTTTAGCCTTATTAACACTTTTTACAATATCGTCCATATCTTGTCTGTATTTTCTTAGTTCGTCACGAGCTTTTTTACCTTCTACACCACCTGTATTTCGAGGATTCATTATGTCTATCTGACGAATATCATCTACACTTTTTGTTAACTCTTTTACTTTAGAATTTAATCTATCAAGACCTGACTGCCCTTTTATCCTTAAATTTATATTTACACCGTAATCGGCCACAGTAAAAACAAAACTTTATTTTAGTGTACCGCTTTTAGCGTTTTCTTGCTCGTGATTTGTCTTTTGCTGTTTGAATTGCTTTATCTTCGTACTCTCTTTTAAGTTCATAATATGCTATCCAGTTTATTAGTTCTTCTTGTGAAAGTTTTTTGGTTAAATCACTGAGAGTCATTCCTAATTCAGCAGATAAAAAAAACATAAAAAACCAATCATTTTTAGCTTTTTAAATTTGCTTTCGCTTCCTCCAACTTATATTCAGATCCAGAATTTATCATTGCAAGTTGAATGTCTTGCAAAATACCAGCATTTACTTCTCTTCTTAATGATGCTTTATGACCATCTTGAAACAATCTATTACCATCTTCATCTAAAGCTTTTGTAATCATAAGATTTAAAGCAAAATCATCATTAGTTCCTGAATCTCCAGATTTTGCTACGATTGATTCTCTTTCTGCAATAGTTAATGGATTCCAGTATATCTCTAGTATTGTTTCATCTCCATCTTTTAATTCATACACATATTTTTGGCTTACACCAAATTTATTTTTGAGCAGTTCAATCGCTTCCATAGATTCATTAGATTGCTATTCTATTATACTAAGCATTTGCTGAAAATTGACAAGATATTATTCCAATGAAATGACTTCTATCCTCTATTTCCAATGGAGTTGGACCATTAATATCTAATACTCTAGGATTACAACTAAAGGTATCAACATAAGTAGCCTCATTTACAGAAGTTAGTCCATCAATAACTGCTTCAGAAATAGAAGATAAAACTGCTGTTCCTTTTGATTTTGGAACGTAAACATTACATTGAATTACTCCTGCGTAATAAGTTGAAGCTGCTCCTTGATTTTGTAAAGTTGATTGCGTAAAGTTTATGTTCATCAAAATGTATTTTTGACTTTTACCAGGAGTTGTAAAATGAACATTGTCATAAACCATTGAAACAGTAGGATCAACCTCAGATATCTTATCTGTTACTGCTTTTTCAAACGCTGCTCTAGTATTTACTAAGGTCATGCTTCAAATCCTGTGTATGTAATTCCTGATGATTTTTCAGGTGTAGCTCCTCCTATAAATAGCTTACCTTTATCTGACATGTTTTCTTTAATCAGACGAGCTAAATCACCCTGAACAAATTTTTGAATCTCTCCACTTTCTAAAACATACTGAGAATAAATTGCTTTGTTTCCAATAAAAACTGCTTTTCTGTAATTAAATATTCTTTTACCTGACCCTACGGGAAATCTAGGTCTAACAACTGGTCTAGGAGGTCTAATCTTTTGTCCTTTAGAAAAGGCTTTCCATACAATTTTTCTTTGAGTAGCCCAGGGTTCATAATCTTCTGCTTTATGAGTAGCTGTTACTGGACTGTTTTGAACCTTCCAACTAGAAGCAAAAAATCCTGTAAAAACAGGCATTGTTGTTGGTCTAGTCTCATTCCTATTAGATAATTCAAAATGAACATCTTTAATAAGATTATTAAAATCTCTACTAATTTTCCTATCTAAATCTTTAGGTAAGTCTTTTAAAAATCTTGTTGCCATCTAAAAACGTACCAAAATAATAAACAGGTAAATCTGCCCGCCTTTCTTAGTATCAATATCAACAATTTGGGCAACTCTGTTTGAACCATTAAAGTTTATCGTTATTTCATCGTTCATTTCTATCTGATTATTTCCTATAAGATCAGGTGTGATATACAGTCTTGCCTGTCTCATCTCTTGACCTGTCTCTTCTTCTGAACGTATAAAAGATATTGGTATTTTTAAATCAGAGAAAACAGTATCTACAGTTACCTGCTCCCCAGTCTCAATGTTATAACTAGAAACTCCTTTCTTTGTAAAACTAACAGTACTATCAAGTGATGTACCCAAAGAAGATACAACACTTTGAGCAACACTTTTAAATAAGCTATCTAGTTGACCTGCCATTATCCTCTCACCACTCTAGTTTGATAAGTACCAGAACCACCTAACA